ATTGTTTTCCGGCCTTTTTGCCCTTACGTTTCGCCAACGTTGTTGCAGCGTACTCACTAGCGCTGAGACTTTTGATCGCAGCTTTTGGAAGGTATCGCTCACCAGTGTCAGAAGATTTTTTACCACTTTTGGTTGTCCAGTCTTGTTTACCCCAGTCTTTGAGAGACTGTTGCGGTTTAGCCAATCCACCACCTGCCATTTTCTTCTTCCCAGCACAATGCGCCTTCTGTGAAAACCCCTTGGGGTTGTCGCAATCAATCGACGCTTTGTACTTTTTTGACCATGTCATTTATAGCCACCACCTGCGGCTTTGTAACGCTTGGCCATTAGCTGAGCCTTACGAGCTGACCACTGGCCTGCACCTGTACCCTGTACTGCGGCGGCTTTAACGCTGTTAAAAATCCGTTTGCGTAAACCGGGCTTGGTGTAGTTACCAGCTTCGTTTACTTTGGATTTCACCTTCCCACCCTCTTTGTACTGGGTAAAGTCAGTGTCGTCCCGCCGGGCTTTCTTGACACCCTTGGGCATTTTAGAGGGGGAGATGGCCCCCATACCGCGACTGGCCATCATTTTTTACCACCTTTAACTTTTTTAGCTAAAAACATTTTATCAACCATCTTTATCCGCTGGGGTTTGGTTGTAACTTTGTTGATAATAGCCAGTCGTTTGGGTTCGCTTGCACCGTAAAACCCAGCCTTTTTTAAAGACTTAACTACAGTGCTTGTGGGTTTCACGGTTGCCATGACAACTTCTTAACAGGCTTTGCCGCCCATTTTCATGCCAACCATTGAGCCTTTGGTTTTGCCTTTTGTAGCAACACCGTCAGCGCGTTTGGAAGCAGAACCACCACCAGCCATACCGCCCATGTTCATCTTTTTCATGCCGCCGTGTTTCATGCCTTTGCCGTCACCAATAAAAGCGGGTTTACCGTCTTTCATGGGCATACCGCCACCGGCCATACCACCTTTTTTCATGGCTGAATCTTTCATCATTTTGCCATCTGACATCTTGTGCATGCCGTCTTTTCGCTTGGCCATTATTGCCATCATGCCTGCATTCATCTTAGCCATAGTATCACCACCTTCTTTAAAAAAAGCCATTTTCCCGTGTCGGGTTTTAGGCTTGTTCACCTTCTGAACATCTGGACGGGTACGCCCGCCAGAACCAAACTTTTTACCTTTGTCAGCTTCGTCAAAATCTTTGCCAACGCTTTGCGGTATTCCAACCTTCTTGGCAAACGCGGGATTATTCGCGATTGCCGCCATGAAGTTATGTTGTTTTTTACTTGTCGATGGCATCGTCTGCCTTCTTTCTGCGAATCAACTCAGCAAAAGGTTTGCCTGCAATCATTTCAGTGATCCGCATGCCTGTCCACACAATCGTAAACAGTGCGGCAACCGCAGGAAGTAGTTGCATTACCGTACCAATAGCCGTAACAGCGGCAACGCCATCCGCTACATGCTTTAAGGTTTCAACGTTCTCTTGGTTCATATCAGCATTTCCATCTTGCTAGAGCAGCCGCCTTACGGGTGGGCTTACCCTTCTCGTCTTTCATGGGGCCGGGCATACCTGACATGCGTGCGCAGAACGAATCCTTGCGCTTACCGCCTTGTGGCTGTGGAGCCTTCAGGTTACTACCCGTAGCAGCGTTGTACTTAGCCCTGCCTTTGGCAGTCAAGCCCGCCCCCTTGGATATTGGCAATTTCTCGCCTCTTCCAACTGATAGGACGGGGCCTTTTTTCTTAGCCATAGAAAATTGTGACTGAAGTTACGTTCGTCACAGTTCCATGAACATTGGTGCTAAATAAAACACCCTCGCCCGGAAATATAAGATACGTAGGTTGCGTAGCAGAAGCCACGGTGTTAAGCGTCATAACGGTTGTGCCGCCTGACCCACCATCTTTAAACACCACACTTCCAGCCGTGGCTGACGGAACCATATAAACAGCTTTGACCCTTGCTCTAGCAAGAGCAGTAGGTGTTTGATTGGTAAATTGCCCCGTAGAAGTTAACGGAACACTTACCTGTACATCAGTTTGCATCGACATAATCAATCTCCTTTAAAAACGGGGCCGAAGCCCCTTGAGTTGATTAGGAGTTAGCGAATGGCGTGGCAACAGTGCCAGTGCCAAGGACTGTTCCGTTAACCATGTACTTGTTAGCTGCAATTGCAACGATCTGAATCCATGAACCTGCAACACCGCCAGTGGTAGTGCCGTTTAAGTTAATAAAGTCATTGGCAGCGGCGGCAAAGAAACCAACCAATGCTGCGCCGTCTGTGTCAACGTCATTCATGGTGATTGAACCAACATATTTGTCAGTGCCGTTAGTACCAATCTTCAATGCGCTTGTAGAGATGGTAGTAGGAACCCAGATTGTGTAAACAACGCCTTCGTTGTTGGCTGTGCTTGGGTCTTGACCGGGGCCAGACGTTGTAGAGTTAGTTGAAACATTGATTGCTGGCAATGTCAAAGTTAGTGCAGCAGCTAAAGAACCACCAACAGCGATGATACGACCGCCATGCTCTTCGGGAGTTAATGTGGTGCTTGTTGTGATGTCAACAACAGTAGCTGGGCCTTGTTGATAAATGCCGCCCAATGAACGAATTGGGCCTTGAAACGTAGTACGTGCCATGATTTTTCCTTACATACAAGTTAAGTGCATCAGTCTGTATGTCGTCAGCCGGGACTGTCTAATGCACCGGATAAGCCCGGAATACTGTGTTTATATCACGGTATTTTTAAGCGTGCAACATTTATTTTCTTGTCATAATTATTAGGCATTATGTATACATGAAATACAGCATTGTCCACGCCGATATTGATCTACCAGAGATAGTAGACCTATTGACTTTGCTTCAAAAGACGTGCCTTCCCCACGACAAAATTTACCCGCTTACAAAAGGATATTGGTATGTTGTTTTTTCAGAAACCGGTGAAGCAGTTGGCTTCGGTGGTATTGTTCCCTCTGTTCGTTGGTCTGACACTATGTACCTATGTCGCGCAGGCGTTGCACCAACTCATCAAGGACAGGGAATCCAGAAGCGGCTTATCCGACAGCGTATTAAAGTGGCCAAGAGATTAGGCATGAGTTGGGTCATTACGGACACTAACGAAAACCCTGCGTCTGCTAACAGTTTGATAGCTACGGGTTTTAAAATGTTTGAGCCATCTAAACCTTGGGGTTTTAAAACGGCGTTGTACTGGAAGTACAGAATCAAGCATGCCGTATAAAGATAAAATTGTTAAGCAAACTAAACAAAAGACGTACGCAAGTACGTACTACGCCAACAATAAAACGACCGTAATAGCTGCGAGCAAGGCTTCTGCCAAGGCGTATAAAGATCAATGGCGTAGCTTTAAAGCTACATTATCGTGCATTAAATGTGGGCAAAACCACCCCGCTACGTTTGACTTCCACCACATTGACAGTAGTACTAAAGAAGCCTCGGTCAATAAGCTAATAAAAAACCGTGCGTTCAAGCGGGCTATGGAAGAGGTCAAAAAGTGCGTTGTGCTTTGCGCCAACTGTCACCGCATACACCACCACGACGAGCGTTTAAACAAAAAAGCTAAAAAGAAGAAGGGGGCCGAAGCCCCCTAGTATTACTTGTTACCCGCAGCTTCTTCAGCAGCATCTGCAATGTCACCGTCAATCTCTTCTTCGGTGTCGTCTTCATCTTCAAACTCTTCGTCGTCGGACGCGGCTACGTACTCAACAGCCCAGCCGTAGTTTTCTTGAAATTCTACAAACTTCTGGAAAATTTCAATCATCTCAAAATCGTGAGTCTCAATAGACAGCTTGTTGTTACCAAAGTAACCAAATTCCATTTCAAATTTCATGATGTGCCCCTGTGTTTATGCAACCACATTGGCTGCAAATTGATCGTAGTTTAACTTTGTGACAAGAAAAAGGCCACCCGCAGGTGGCCTCAAACTTACCCTTATGGGGCTGTTTTATTAGGTCGAACCGGGGGAGCCAAAGACGCCCAATGGATCGCTGAAGCCGAAGCTGTAACGCTCACGGGCCTTGTAACGAACGTTACCTGTATCAAAGTCACCATCCATAGACGTAGACAAAGCCATACGTTCAAAGTGCTTCAGGCCGTTAGGAACGTCTGTGCACAAGAACCAAGCGTTTGTGTCGGTCAGGTAGTGGTTAATTGTATAACCTTCAGGGATTGAACCGTTGTTCTTCAACGCGTTGATGTCGTTGTCAGCGGTACCAACACGAAGGTTAGTTTCGAGCAAACGAGTAGCAACGAACTGAAGTGCTGGAGGCACAACCAATTTTCTAGGTTTAGCGGCAATCAACAGACCACGCTCATCAGTCCAAGCAGCGATTTGAATAACAGCGTTTTCCAACGATGTTTCATTCAAGTCAGAGTTGGTTGAAGGACGATTGCTGTTAGTACCACCAGACACCAGTGGGTGCGCTGTAGAGAACAGAGCAACACCATCACCACCAGCATAAACACCACCTGTGAAGCCGTTGTTTAAAACGGATGCAGCTTTAACCTGCTTGGTGTAAGCCATAGCACGAGCCAGACCCTTGGTGTAGCGAGCAGACAAGCTGTCGTACAAGTTATCTTCAACC